TGTCATCATCGGTATCGGTAAGACAGGCACCTCTGAAGAAGAGAACACTGTGCGCCACATCTGTATATCGAAGAACAAGATCAATGGCTGGCATGGTATGGAGACTTGTCACATTGATGTACATAGAGGGGTGTACTACTGATGAACGTCCTGACTTTTGACATCGAAACTACTCACCGTGAGAAGGCGAACGGCTCTTCCACACCCCTGCCCTACTTTGGAAATCGTCTTGTATCAATAGGTTACAAGTGGCTCAACAGTGCTGTAGACTACGACTGCTACTACCACTCGACACAGCCACCGACTTCAGATGCGTTCACGAAATTTCAAGCTGCCTTGAACCACGCTGACGTTATCGTTGGACAGAACATAAAGTTCGATCTATCTTGGATTCGTGACTGCGGATTCGTATACGAGGGACACATCTATGACACGATGGTTGCGGAATATCTACTGGCGCGGGCGCGTCGTTGGCCTCTGGGACTTGCTGCTCTTGCAGAAAAGTATAGTGGAGTACAAAAAGAGGCAGACCTTGTCGCGCCGTATTTCAAGGAGGGTAAGACGTTTTATGACATTCCTTGGGATGTGATTGAAACGTATGGCAGGGCTGATGTCCTTGCAACCGAGCAAGTAGCCCTTGCACAACTCGAAGCCTTTGGCACAACATTTGAGGAACTGTTCCATGAAGAATCAGGCACTCTTGCCCACTTTGCGTCTATCACTTGAAGTCACTAATGTTCTTGCTGACATCGAACGCAACGGCATCAAGATAAATCGCACCACCCTTGCTGACATCCGCAAGCAATACGAGGACGAACTATTTACCCTAGAGCGTCGGCTGCAGGAGTTAGCTGCAGATGCAATGGGCGACACTCCTATCAACCTTGACAGTCCAGATGATCGCTCTCGTTTATTCTACTCCTGCGCCATCAAAGACAAGAAGAGGTGGGCCGCTCTGTTCAACCTTGGGCATGAGGTTCGCGGCGCTACGAAGAAGCCTAAACAGCGGGCACGCATGGCGAAGGGCGAGTTCAAGCGGCACATACTCAATGAGACAACTGTCCTCTACAAGACGGTTGGCAAGCAGTGTCCAGAATGCTCTGGGAAGGGCCGCTACAGCCCTCTAAGAAAAGATGGCACCCCGGGTAAGGCGGTTCGCATTTGCAGGGTCTGTGGCGGCTCTGGCGTCGTTTATCGCAATACTAATGAGGTTGCCGGGTTCCGCTTGATACCCCGCGACACTTTCGATACTGCAGCAGGAGGTTTCAAGACAGACAAGTCCACTCTGGAAGATATGATGACGGACTTGCGGGGAGACGCCCGCGACTTTGCAGAGGCTTATGTTCGTTACTCTGCCGTGCGGACTTATCTGCGGTCTTTCGTCGAGGGCATGGAAAACAATATGGACCCCAACGGGTTCATTCATACAGAGTACATGCAGTGTGTCACCGCTACCGGACGCTTATCATCACGCAATCCTAACTTCCAGAACATGCCCCGTGGCTCGACCTTTATCATACGCAAGGCTGTTGAGAGTCGGTTCGAGGGTGGTTCGATCCTAGAGGGTGACTACTCACAGCTAGAGTTCAGGGTTGCTGGCTTCCTTGCCAAAGATGGTGGTATTCGTAGTGATGTCGAAGCTGGCACAGACGTTCACAATTATACGGCAGGAGTTATCGGGTGTACTAGGCAGGAAGCCAAGGCGCACACCTTCAAGCCTCTGTATGGTGGTGTTAGTGGTACTGAAGATCAGAAGCGGTACTACCGTGCCTTCAAGCAAAAGTATAACGGTGTGACTGACTGGCACGAACTCTTACAGCGAGATGCCGTGACCAAGGGCTGTATCCGACTCCCTTCTGGCCGCGAGTACTGCTTCCCGGGAACTCGTTGGACCGAATGGGGCACAGCTACGAACCGCACAGCCATCTGTAATTATCCTGTGCAGGGCTTTGCTACTGCGGACTTACTGCCCATCGCTCTTGTGATGCTGCATAAATCCTTGAAAGACAGTGGGTTACAGTCTGTTATCTGCAATACAGTACACGACTCGATTGTCATGGACGTGTTCCCGGGAGAGGAAAAACAATGTATTGAGATCATGGCAAAGAGCATGATCTGCATACCTGAAGAGACCGAGCGCCGGTACGGTGCCCGTTATGACATGCCCGTAGGCATCGAATTAAAAATGGGTGAAAACTGGCTTGACTTAGAAGAAGTGTTTACGTTATAATACTTCTACCTTAAACACCCAGCATAGAGGATATCATGGGTACAGAGATACAAATGAACGACGAAATGAATCAGTTTCTAGCCGCGTTTGATGCGGGAGACGAAGAAGCCTTGATGAAAATGTCAGGGCAGGCAGACGTGGATTCGACTCCACGCGTAGGTTTGCCTCGCCTGACGATTAATTACGAGGCCGAAAACGATGATGGTATCACGCTGAAGCGTGGTGCATGGCGCATATGGAACGGCTCCGGGCCGAGTTACTCGGATAAGGTGCATATACGCCCTTTGATGCGGACCTACGAGTGGTCTGTGTGGAGTCAGGATGAACAGAAGTTTACCTGTAAGTCTGTGCAGCGTCCTACTCTTTCAGGAGAGTTCCCCGATAATCAGGGTGGTAATAAGTGCGGTAGACTGACACGGGCAGAGGAAGAAGCTCTTCCTGATGATGACCCACGTGTCATCCTAAGTCAGTCAGTGAATTGCAACCAAGTGCTTTACGGAGTCTTGGATGCACCGGACGCTACTGCTGCAGATGGAACACCCACACCTCTCGAAAACGTACCCTTCATGGCGTACTTCAAGAGGTCTGGATTCCGTCCTGTGCGGGACTTTATTGATCAGCAACTGACGCGTCGAAAAATTCTGATGCAGAAGGCTGTGATTGAGTTGACCACGGAGAAGAATAAGAAGGGAAGTGTTATCTTCTGGACTCCGAAACTAAGTCTTGTAAAAGAAGTATCGATCACTGATGCGGATAAAGAACTCATCAAGAATTTTGGTGAGACCGTGAAGGCTCACAATGAGTCGGTCATGGTTGAGTATAAAGCCGCCGTCAAGATGTCGATGAACGATGAAGACCTCGACTTAGCGCAGCGTTTCGCAAGCTGATGCTTCATCTTCTGGAAGTCCAAGACTTCCTGCAAAAAGCGGGACGAGGGGAGATAGACTCCTCTCGTCTCGACGACCTCATAGAGGCGTTTGGGGAAGACTGTAAGACAGCTATACGCAAGCAATTCAGCAGAAATTCTGAATACCGAATTCGTATGTCTGGTCTCGGTCGTCCTTTATGCCAGCAGCAATTAGAAAAACAAGGACTAAAACAAGATGTTGCTTATAACGATGTTATTCGTTTTCTTATTGGTGATTTAGTAGAAGCTGTTGCAATTCTAGTTATGAAGGCTGCAGGTGTTAACGTGCAGCAGGAACAGGGGCAGTGTTCCCTCGAACTTGATGGGCAAACCGTCAACGGAACTTTAGATGTCATCATCGATGACAAAGTGTGGGACATCAAGTCTACAAGCCCGTGGTCTTTTGAAAATAAGTTCTCAGGACGGGGTGGCTATGATGCCATCAAAGAGGATGATCCCTTTGGTTACATCATGCAGGGGTTTTTATACTCTGAATCACAGGGCTTACCGTTTGGCGGCTGGATCGCTATCAATAAGTCTAGTGGCGAGTGGGATTTTGTTGAGGCTCCCGACAATCAGGATGAGGATCGAGAGACATATCTTGAGGAAGCTGCCCAGCGTGTACACGCTATTGTAACCGACGCTAAATTCAAGATACCGTTTACATCTTTGCCCGAAACATACACGTACAAGGGTGTTAAGTATGAGACTGGCAACCGCCTCATGCCTAAGACCTGCACCTTCTGTTCGTTCAAAGAGAACTGCTGGAAGAGTGCAGAGTATCATCCTAAGATCACGTCGAAGGCTAAAAATCCACCCATGACGTGGTACACAAAGCTGGTGAAGAAGGAACTATGATATGCCTATCCTTTACACTAGCGGCTACGATCTCAAGTTGCTGGGGTTAAATCCGCAGCTTCGACACGTATACATCGACAATGAAGAAAGTAAGGGCGGCGAACCTGCACTAGTCAAGGTAAGAAACCTTGAGGGTTCGCTGCCTTTAACTTTACGAGAGAACTACACAGAGTCCGGATACTTGACTTCTGTCACAGAGGCGCGTGACATAGTCCGCGTCGAAAATGAGTTTCAGCAGATTAATTATCACCTACGCAGGGGGCAGACTATATGTATTCCGACGATTCTCTTAAACGAGGAAGTGTCGCGTTTAAAAAAGTATTCACCAAAAGTAGAACAGTATCTGCTAAAGAGGCTAAACTTAATAAAGGAGGCGTTTCCTTTGCAAGGATAACGAGGTCCATGAAATTCAGATCACAATTCGAGTCGAACATAGCCCGCAAACTTGTAGAGCGTGGCATTCCTTTTGAGTATGAGAAGGAGCGTGTGGTTTATGTTCCCAAGCCGCGAACTTACACTCCAGACTTTTACTTTCCAGAGACAAACGTGTATGTCGAAACCAAGGGACATCTAGATAAGGGTGACAGGGTGAAGATGCTGCTGGTCAAGGAACAAAATCCGGAACTAGATATCAGGTTTGTTTTCATACGTGCCTCGAATAAAATTTACAAAGGCTCTAAAACTACCTACGCTGACTGGGCTACTAAAAACGGATTTCAGTGGGCCGAGGGTTCTATCCCAGAGGAGTGGTGCAGAAATGGATAACTTAGAAACGAGCCTAGAACGCGCAAGTCTTCTTAAAGATCGATGGTACTTGATACTGCGACAGGGCGATACTGAAGATCATGTTTCTATGGCCGCGTATGATACTACGGAAGAAGACGAGGATGATGAATACATTCCAGCAGGCGCAATTCTTTTAAGTGGTATTGTTGAATTGATGGAGTCAGACTTTGAGAGAGTGATGTCTGCCGGTCTTGCTCGTTTGCAGTTCGAGGCCACTAAAGAAGTTATGGTTGAAGAAGCGGGTGTAGATGTACAGCATGATCCTGACACAAATGTTGTTAAGATAGATTTTGGTAAGAGACAATGATCAGAGAGAACTGGAACCTAAACAATTATCAGATGCAGGCACGGAAGTTTGCTGTTTACCCCGAGCGGGCCAATATAACGTATCCTGCACTGGGCCTTGCGGGCGAAGCTGGTGAAGTGGCAGACAAGGTAAAGCGCATTCACCGGGGAGACTACGCGGATGGCCGGGACGATACTCGTTTCAAGGCAGAGATCGCAAAAGAAATCGGGGATGTTTTGTGGTATTGTGCTAACCTTGCAGAAGACTTAGGGTATTCTCTGCAGCAGATTGCTGAGATGAATATTTACAAGCTGAAGTGTCGTATGAGCAAGGGTACAATTATCGGTGACGGAGATAATCGGTGAGACATGAGAAATATATGAAGATGAAGGCCGACGAAGAAAAACTGATGGACGATTATTACTCGAAACAGTTGGAGTTATTTAATAACACAAGTAAACTGTTAAACGTGGGGGACATGGTAAACAGTCCGCCGCACTACAATCAAGCAGGGATTGAGTGCATAGATGCTATCCAAGCCGCTACGGACGAGGGATACGAGTATTACCTGCAAGGAAACATAATCAAGTACCTCTGGCGCTATCGCTACAAAAACGGCGTTGAAGACCTGAAGAAGGCACAGTGGTACTTACAAAAACTAATAGAGGAAACCGAAAATGAATAACATGCTACCCACACCATACCAACAATTTATACATAAGTCCCGCTATGCACGCTGGCTCGACGATGAGCAACGCCGTGAAAACTGGGATGAGACCGTGTTCCGCTACACAAACTTTATGCGTAATCAGGTTCATGGCAAACATCAGTATGTGATTTCTAATACAGACTTGTTCGACATCGAACAGGCTATTCTCGGTCAGGAGATCATGCCGTCGATGCGGGCTATGATGACAGCAGGGCCAGCCCTTGCTCGTGACAATATCTGCGGCTACAACTGCAGCTACATCCCGGTAGACAGTCCCCGTTCGTTCGATGAGTGCATGTACATTTTGATGTGTGGTACGGGTGTAGGTTTCTCTGTCGAGCGTGAGAACGTAGACAAGTTGCCGGTTGTCAGTGACGCTATGCACGACACAGATACCGTGATCAAAGTCGGCGACTCAAAGCCGGGATGGGCCAAGTCATTACGTGAACTGATTGCGCTGTTGTACGCAGGACAGGTTCCGATGTGGGACTTGTCAGAAGTGCGTGCGTCCGGTGAACGCCTCAAGACTATGGGCGGTCGTGCCTCTGGGCCGGGGCCGCTTGACGATCTGTTCAAGTTTACTGTCGCTTTGTTCAAGAAGGCACAGGGCCGTCGCCTCTTCCCGATTGAGTGCCACGATCTGATGTGTAAGATCGGTGAGATCGTAGTCGTCGGGGGTGTGCGCCGGTCGGCTTTGATCTCACTGTCAAACCTGAACGATGATCAGATGGCACATGCCAAGGCAGGTGCGTGGTGGGAGAACGAGGGCCAACGTGCGCTGGCTAATAACTCGGTTGCTTACAAGGGCAAGCCCGAGATGGGCACTTTCATGCGCGAGTGGCTTGCTCTATACGATTCCAAGTCAGGTGAGCGCGGCATCTTCAATCGCGAGGCTGCTGACGTACAAGTTGCTCGGAACGGACGCCGTGAGACAGGCCACATGTGGGGCACTAACCCTTGCTCTGAAATCATCCTGCGTCCGTATCAGTTCTGCAACCTGTCAGAAGTTGTCGTACGAGAGAGCGA